GAACTAACTTGGGATAAAGAAACTTGTATCGGATTGTACGATGGCATCGCTGACCAAGCTAATGAATCGTTCCCTGCATTTATGGAACGTGCATTTCATGCACCTCGCAAGAATGGTGAGATTATTAAAGCTGGTCGTGAACTGATCGGTGATCGTAGTATCTTTATCACTAAGAAGCGTTATGCTATTAACATCTTTGACAAAGAGGGCAAGCGTAAAGATAAAGACGGTGCTCTTGGTGATATCAAAGCTATGGGTCTTGACTTGAAACGTGCTGATACACCTAAGTATGTACAAGAATTCTTAATGGATGTGCTTGAGATGGTTCTTCAACGAGGTAAAAATCGTGAGGATGTAATTGAACGTGTTAAGGAATTTAAACGTGTTATGGTAGCACAGGACAGTTGGACAAAAGGTTCACCTAAGTCAGTTAATAACTTGACTAAACATACACAAATATTTGATAAAACAGGTAAGTGTGGTGTTGGTCACGCACGTGCCGCAATCAATTGGAACTATCTACGCAGAATGAATGGAGACAACTACAGTCAACAAATTGTTGATGGTATGAAAATTATTGTATGTAAACTTAAATCTAACCCATTAGGCTTTAATAGTATTGCTTACCCAGTTGATGAATTACGATTACCTACATGGTTCAAGGAATTGCCATTTGATGACGGCGCAATGGAATCAACACTAGTTGATGAAAAAATTGACAACTTACTTGGTGTATTGAATTGGGACATTAAGAGTAACATTGATGTTAAATCTACATTTGATGACTTATTCAGTTTCGGTTAAATTGCTCATTGACATTCGCAATAAATGCCATTATAATACACAACATAACTACCTAAATAGTACTATACATAAAGGAAAAACATGAAAGACTATCTTAAAGACTTAATCGACCATACACATGGTCTTGGTATCGATCTGATTAAAATCACCGGTACTGACACAGAGACACAATTCAATGCTATTGCAGAAGATAAGTCTCTTATCCTTAGTGGATCATTTAAAAACCCAATTCACGACTTCATTGGTGTGTTTGGTATGCCCAACTTAAGTAAACTCAAAACAATTGTTGGCTTTGATGAGTATGATGAACATGCTAAAATCAATGTGTCTAAAACACAACGTGATGGTGAAGATGTTCCGGGTGCAATTCACTTTGAAACAAAAACAGGTGACTTTATTAATGACTATCGTTTGATGTACAAAACAGTTGTTGAAGAAAAGATTAAATCTGTTGGCTTTAAAACTCCACCTTGGAATGTTAGCTTTGAGCCTACCATTGCTGGTATTCAGCGACTAAAGAAGCAAGCAAGTGCTAATAGCGAAGAAGAACATTTCGTGGCTAAGACAGATGGAGATGACTTGAAATATTATTTTGGTGACCCATCAACTCACTCGGGTAGCTTTGTGTTTCACCCTCAAGTAGGTGGCACATTGACTAAGAGCTGGTACTGGCCCGTTAAACAAGTTATTGGCATCATGGACCTAGTCGGTGATAAGATTGTTCGCATTAGTGATGCTGGTGCAACAGAAATTATTGTTGATAGTGGTTTAGCTACATATTGCTATAGACTCCCAGCACAAGCAAAATGATAGACCACGTATACGGAGGTGAGTTCCTAGCTGTTATTAGTAATAAGGGTTCAACTCCTTTTATTAACAATAGTAACCCTATTACAGGTACTGTAGCATACGACTCTAATAGCCAGACGTTGAAAGTCTATGATGGAAATAGTTTTATAACATTAGGTGGTGGTGTTGCTAATATTCATTTGACACAAAATGCTATCAATATCTTAAAGTGGGCTGAACAGAAAATGCTAGAAGAAGCCGAGCGCAACACATTAGCAGAAATAACCCCCGCTATTAAAAACTTGATGGATCAAATTAAAGAAAAAGAAGAACAGATAAAAATGGTCATGACTTTAATTAAAAGTCCAGGTAATGAACCAATAGAATTAATGGGAAGTTAATGGAACAAGATAATCTATCACAAAAACAAAACCCTGAATGGGCATTGTTCTTACCCGCAGTCAGTAGTTTTTATATTGCCGGCTTAGGTAAACAACGTAAAGGTGAAAAGTACTTTGATAAAGCACGAATCCCTGCACAATTCAATGGTGATGTTGAGAAATTAAATTTCTTAAACAGCAAAGAAGGTCTCTATTATTACAAATGGGGATTGTACAGTGCTGGTCACGCTAACTTAGATACCACTAAAGACGATCCCAATGAATCAATCATTAGGGAACGTGAGGAAGGTACATTTATGTTGGGTGACAGCGGTGGATTTCAGATTCTAAAAGGTCAATGGCCTGCTGACTGGAAGGATCCTAACTGCCCACGTGCTATGATTAAACGCAAAGCTGTATTGAACTGGATGGATACATACATGGACTATGGTATGTGTTTAGATATCCCAAGTCAATCATTAACAACGTTTGGCATGAAAGATAAGAATGGTAATAGTTTGCATGGTATCAGTACTATTGAAGAAGCTATTACTGCTACTCACATTAACAATGAATACTTTATTAAAAATCGTAATGGTAAATGTAAGTTCTTAAATGTATTGCAAGGTCGTAATCATGGTCAGTCGGAAGATTGGTACAATGAGATGAAGAAGTACTGCGATCCAAATATCTATCCAGACAATCACTTTAATGGTTGGGCGTTCGGTGGTCAGAACAAAATTGATGTACACTTAATGCTAACACGCATGGTTGATATTATCCATGATGGATTGTTAGTAGAGGGTAAACATGACTTGATTCACTGTTTGGGTACAAGTATCTTAGAGTATGCGGTATTGTTTACTGATATTCAGAAAGCTATTCGCAAGTATCACAACCCTAAATTACAGATTACATTTGACTGTGCAAGCCCATTCTATAGTGCGGCTAAAGGTTTAGCATATTTTAATACTAATATTGAGCATAACAAGAAATGGTCATACAGTATGGAAAAAACCGCTGAGAAGAAATCTTATGCTACTGATACACGTAAGTTTAAGGACGCAGTATTAGCCGAGAGTATCCATAAAATCTTTACAGACAGTCCAGTTACTGATAAACTAGTACTTAAGGACATGTGTTACAGGGGTCATGGATTCTTAGGACAACATGGTAAAGAAACTAAAACTAGTTGGGATACATTGAGTTACACATTGATTCAAAGTCATAATGTTTGGATGCACATGAATGCAGTTCAAGAGGCTAATCGTCAATATGAAACAGGTATTACTCCTAAAATGCTTATTCATAAATTTGAAGGTAGTAAGTTCTTTGGTGAAATAGTTGATGAAATTTTTTCAAAGAAAATCAAACAAGAAGCTATTGACTTGATTGATTATCATACTAGTTACTGGAAACAATTTCAATCAGGTAGCCAAGGCATTAGTGGTAAACGTACAGTTAATGCCATGACAATGTTTGACCAATTATTTGAAGTAAATACAGATGAACCGGAAGTAGATGAAGTCATTGAAGATAGTGATGACGAAATCGCAAAAGTATTAGGAGAATGATATGCCATATAAAAGTCGTATTAAGACACTAGAAGAATCTCATAGAGTAGTTGAAAATCAAATTTTTCAGTTAGAGAAAGCAGGTAACGCTGATCCTGAAAAAATAAAAAAATTAAAAGAAGTTAAGGACAAATATTTTACTGAGCTACGATTGATGAATAGGGCACAGTGGGATTATGACCATGACCGAGTAGATTTAAATGATGATCGTTAATGAAATATAAAAAAATCATAACATGTGGCTGTAGCTTCAGTGACCCATCCACTCCTTATACTTGGGTAAATTTATTAGAACGACGGATTAAAAAAACAAATCCTAATGTGGTATTTGACCACAGGGGATTGAGTAGCCAAGGTAATCAATTAATTCAAAAAAAAGTAACTCATGCTATTTATAAAGCAATACAAGAGGGATATAAACCAGAAGAAATTTGTGTACTGGTAATGTGGTCCGGGCATGATCGGCGTAGTTTTTACATCAATAATAAAGATACTATGGCACGAATATTAGATCATTGGTCCAAAAATAAAGCAATATATCAATTACAATTTGGTAATCTAGAAAATACTGGTGAAAATATTTCATGCTTGGGTGCGTCAGGCACAGACTCACATGTTCTTTATAATAAAGAAGGTGGTTGGTATATGACCGGCGGCTGGCATGATGAGATACCCTTTTTTAAAGAATATTTAATGTTTTGTGATGGCTTGGCAGAATCTATAATACTTTCATTAGAGAATATGATTATGTTACAATCTCTATGTAAGACACATAATATTAAATTGTACGAACAATTTTATCTGGATAATGTATACGGTCTTTTAGAGAAGTACAAGTATCACAAAGAATGTAAACACCTATATTATTTGTTAGAAAAATCTAATTGGATTACTACACAATCTATTCATGGATATTTGAAATCAATTGAAGTAGAAGATAATCAATATTTTAAATCTAAATTAGATCCTCATCCAAATGCACATGGTCATTTGATTTGGTTAGATAATATACTATTACCCCACCTAGAAAAGACAGGATTCTTAGAATAATTTCTAATGAAATATAAAAAAATCATAACTTGTGGTTGCGGGCTAAGTGATCCTATAAGACAACACACCTGGGTAAATTTATTAGAACAACATGTTAAAGAAATAAATTCAAACGTTTCATTTGACCATAGAGGAGTGGGTGGGCAGGGTCAACAACTTATTCAGAAAAAAGTAACTCATGCTATTTGGAAAGCATTAAACGAGGGTTATAAACCTGAAGAAATTTGTGTACTTGTAATGTGGTCTGGGGTCGAAAGACGATGTTGGTATATTACTAATGAAGATACCATTAATACTGTATTAAATCATTGGAAAAAACTTCAGGTTAGATTTAATCTTCAATTTTGTGATTTGGAAAATAAGTATGATGACTTGGCAGAATTAGGTGATTCTGCTTCACCTGGAGTATATGTACAATATAACAAGAACGGTGGATGGCTTATAACCGGTGGATGGCACAAAGAAACTCCCTTCCTTGAAGAATATTTAATGTTTTGTAAGGGTATAGAGGAGTCCATAATACTTTCATTAGAGAATATGATTATGTTACAATCTCTATGTAAGACACATAATATTAAATTGTACGAACAATTTTATCTGGATAATGTATGTGAATACATTGAATTATATAAGGATCACAAAGAGTGCAAACATCTATATGAATTGTTAGACCGATCAAACTACGTTAACGGTAGTCAATCGATACATGGTTATTTAACAGCAAATGATTCATTAGATAGTAAATTCTTTACGAGCAAGCGCAATTTTTATCCAAACGCATACGGACATAGTGTTTGGGTTAAAGATATTTTATTACCACACTTAGAAAGTACAGGATTTTAAATGGAACAAAACATTCAAGCAATGACAGAAAAACGTATACGCATTAAGCAACATGCCAAGCGTATGATTTTTGTAACATTTCAAAAAGAGGGTATTCATATGTACCCGGCAGCGGCAACAGATTCAACACTTGCAACGGGTGATGAATATGATGTTAGCTTTTTAGGAACTCCACATCGTCACATCTTTCACTTCAATGTGGCGATTGAAGTATTTCACAATGACAGGGATATTGAATTCATTCAATTTAAACGCTGGTTAGAAAATCTCTATAAAGGCGGAACACTTGAATTGAATTACAAGTCGTGTGAAATGATTAGTGATGATCTCTATGAGCAAATCTCTACTCGCTATCCAGATCGTAATATTGAAATCACAGTCTCAGAAGATGGTGAAAACGGCGCTACGATTTATTACAATACAACTCAACCTTATCAACAACTAGCTATTTAAAGGATTATTAAAATGGCAAAACCTACATTTCAATCTAACCCACGTGTTCAACAAATTTTTGAAGACTTGGAAAAATATCTTGAATTCTGTCAAGATTATGGTTATAAGTATAACGAGGCAGACCTCTACGATCAACGTAGTTATGTGTTCCGTCAATTTGCAAAATGCATGTCAGGTAAGCCTGCAAAAAATCAATGGGTGGAACACGCACGTCCATGAAAATAGTAGTAGTCACTGGTGGATTTGATCCACTACATAGCGGTCATATCGAATACTTTCGTGCCGCTAAACAACTAGGAGACTTATTAATCGTAGGTTTAAACAGTGATGCATGGTTGGCTCGTAAGAAGGGCCAACCTTTTATGCCTATCACTGAGCGAAAGTCAATCATTGAAAATTTAAAAATGGTAGATAGTTGCGTTATATACAATGATAATGACGGATCTAGTATTGAAGCTATTCGTAATGTAAAAATGATGCACCCTGATGCACATATTATCTTTGCGAACGGTGGTGATAGAACTAGCGATAACATTCCAGAAATGGTCTTTGATGATGTAGAATTTGTTTTTGGTGTAGGTGGCGAAAATAAAATGAATAGTAGTAGTTGGATACTACGTGAATGGAAACAGCCGAAAACATTGCGTCAATGGGGATATTATCGTATACTACATGATGTAGAAGGTTGCAAAGTAAAAGAATTAACTATTGATCCAGGAAAATCATTGAGTATGCAAAAACATTTTAATAGAAGCGAATATTGGTTAGTGAGTGAAGGTCAGTGTGATGTTCACTCTATGATGCCAAATGGTTACTCATTACCCACACAAACATTAACTAAACATAATTCATATAAAATTCATACAGGTGACTGGCATCAGCTAAGTAATCCATACAGTGAAGTATGTCGTATTGTTGAAATTCAATATGGTTCACTTTGTGTAGAAGAAGATATTGAGAGAAAATAATGAATACATTATATTACATGGGCCTAGAACCGTATAAAGCACGATACACTTTACAACTTCAAGAGTGGAATGAACGTGTTTTTAAACAACGTGGTATTAACTATGTTATTGTTCCCGGTGAAACATTAAGTAACGATCAAGCTATTGTAACTGGTCAAGTATTAGATGCACATGGTCGCACATACTTTGGTATGAGTCAACTAATGAATCTTGTTAAGATGATGAAGCAGGGTAAAGTAGGTGCAGGTGATATTGTATACTTTGAAGACATGTTTCAGCCTGGTATTGAATCATTGCCCTACATCATGAAACAGATTCCAATCACAAGTCGTCCTAAGATTTTTGTTCGCTGTCTAGCACAAAGCATTGATCCCGACGACTTTGTTCACGTATGGGGCATGAGTGAGTTTATGGGTCACTATGAGAAAATGGTAGATAGTTTTGCTGATGGTGTGCTTGCTAGTAATGAAGAAATGGTTATGCACATGAAGATTGCGGGTTGGAAAGCCCCGATATATAATATATCAGGTCTAGCATTTGGTAAAGATGAAGTTCGTGGTCGTATTAATAATAATATTAAACCCTTTGATGAACGTAAAATGCGTATTGCTTTTAGTGCAAGATGGGACCAAGAGAAACAGCCTGACTTCTACATGGATGTGATTGAAGAATTCTTTAATCGGTATGGTGAGAAGGATCGTCATGGTACTTATCGCGGTGTAGAATTTTGTGTGTTCAGTGGTAGTAAATTAAAAAGCAATAACGATAGTTATATGAAACGTACACAAGAATTTAAAAATTGTGGGTTATTAACAGTATACGAAGACCTAGATAAGAACGCATATTATGAGTTGTTAAATGATACCAGAATATTGTTTAATTGTGCATTACAAGATTGGGTAAGTAATACAGTTAGTGAAGCAGATAGTTTGGGTTGTAATGTGTTGTATCCAGCATATCGCAGTTTTCCAGAAACGTTTGCAAATGACTATACAAGAATGTATGCGCCCTGGTCTGTTGAAGATGCGGCAATAAAGTTGTATAATATGTTACATCAGCCCCATATTAATCAAGGAAAAATTAGTGATTGGACTGATGGTACTATTGATAGAATATGTGATATCTTAGAAGGCAATGGGCAACAATGGTTGCGTATGGATAAAGACTATCGCAAACACACTAGAGAAAATAAATACTAAAAGGAGAAAATTATGTTTGAAACAACTTATACAGATAATGTAAATTACCGTTCAGCTAGCGAAATTAACTCAGCAATGGGTCGTGTTTACGGACACATGAGCCTAGCTGTTATTGTATCGATGCTAGTTAGCTACATTGTAGGAACCAGTCCAGAGTTATTGGCATTCTTTTTTACAGGCGTAATGAAATGGATTGTAATCTTTTCACCGCTAGTAGCAATCTTTGGTGTTGCTATGGTACTAGGTAATAATCCTAGTAAGGGTGTAGCACAACTATGCTTACATGGCTTTGCCGCACTAATGGGATTAAGTTTTGCTACAATCTTTGCAGTGTTCACTATGGGCAGTATTGTATCAGCATTTATGGGAGCAGCCATATTGTTTGGCGTTATGAGTGGCTATGGTTATTTCACTAAACAAAGTTTAGATAGTCTTGGTAAATTTATGTTTGTTGGATTGATTGCTATTGTTATTGCCAGCATTGTCAATATCTTTATTGGTAGTACCGTAATGCAAATGGTTATCAGTGCGTTGGCTATTATTATCTTTTTAGGATTGACTGCTTACGACACCCAAAAGATCCGTGAAGAATTAAGTGTAGAGACTAGTGATAGCGCAGAAGTACGCGGAGCATTAACTCTGTACATGGACTTCATCAACTTGTTTATTAACCTCTTACAACTATTTGGTGATAGGAAATAATCATGGCAACATGGACATTAAAAACATTGCACAAAAAGAGTGCTTATGAAAGACAGCATTGGTACAAAGATGGTAAAGAAATCATCCGTGAAGAAGGTTATCGTTGGGGTACATTTTATTGTGAAAGTGATGAAAAACCTGAAATTGATTTAACTAATGAAGACGGTTATGAGATAGGTCAAGATGAATACGAGTGGGAACTTGAAAGTCTTGATGACGGGTGTTGGGCTGATTGGGAATTCCCTGATGACATGAGTGAAGAAGAACAAGAAGAAATTACAGATGCATGGGATGAAAACTATTTTGAAGGATTAGAAGAATTGGGTTGGAGTTGTGATGATACTGATTATGTCTTGCAAGGTCCATTAGAATTATCAGATGAAGATGGTAATGTAGTAGGTTCTGGTGAGGAAGAATAATGGTAACCAGTTTAATTCAAAAAGCAAAAGATATTCACTTTACTCCAAAGGTTGTGAAGGGTACTCACTTGACAGTGACTACACATCCAAATGGTAAAGTAGAATTAGAATGGGATTGGGACGCACTAGTACGAGAGGTTCGTGAAGCCTGTGCTAATGTAGGTAACAAACCAGCTAAAAAGAAGGCAGCTCCTAAAAAGGCTACTGATACTGTTGATGCTAAACCAAAAGCTAAAACTGTAGCAAAAAAGGTTGAAGAACCTAAAACGGTTGAGAAACCAAAAACTAAACGCAAAATAAAGGAAAAGAAATGAGCGCACAAAACGATATTGAAACTAGTTTGGCAGCATATAATGCTGAGAATGATAAGTTTAACAAGGGCAATGCAGCCGCAGGTACACGTGCCCGCAAAGCATTAGCAGAGTTAGCTAAAGCAGTTAAGGCTCGCCGTAATGAAATTACAGCAGAAAAAGCCGCACGTGCTGAAGCAAAAGTAAAGGCTTAATATGACTTGCAGAGGATATGACAGCAGGGCAGTTAAAGTCCCCAAAGAAGTAAAACGCAGAGCGGCTACTATTTTAGATAATCATCAACGTGGTGATTTTATTCGTAGTTGGGCTGAAGTGTACAAAGAGGGTTTACGTAATAAGACCTCTGGTAGAAAATCTAAGGATTAATCATGTCTAATGTCTACTGTATTAAACCACTGGAAAAGAAAAGTATTAGCTGGCGGGTAGAAATGTTCCGTGAAAATGTTGACGGATCTATCAGTTGGTTTAATATGGAAGAACTATATCGTTGGGGTCAGGGTTTTATTGAAGAAGACCTTGATTGCAACCTACCCTGGAAAGGTGACAACTTGGCATATTGTAAAACAGATGCAGGTTGGGGTTGTGAGTTTGAAGATTCTATCAAC